CGAACAAGAGTCATAATCCACTGCTATCACCTCCTTACTAGAACGGGTAACACCCGCTCCAAACAAGAAATGATGACAGACAGCGAAAGACAAAACTTGTCCGGGTCCAACGGTTCTGAGAAGAACCTAGCTGGGGATGCAGCATCCCTTCCGAAGAAAGCTGCCGCAGTACTGACCTGCACCGAGGTGGAGGCCTGGTCCCTTTTAACGGGGGCCAAGCTTCCTACAAGGGGGGCTCCATCCTGGAACCCTCTACTCGTTGTAGATCGACATCGTGAGATTCTCGCGAACTGCGAGGCCCTTGGACCTCCTCTCGACCTCCCTCTCATTGACTGCTTTATCAAAGCCTCGCATATGATCCACTGGTATAACAACACAGTGGCCTTGTGGGCTGTCTCCCTAACTTCTGGAGACTATGGTGAAAAACTAGTCGATGTCGGTTGTAAACTCCAATCTGTTGTTCTTTCCTCGGTCTCTTGCTCTAAGTTACTTGGAGCCTGGACCGCCCTCGCACAATACGGACAATTAGAGAAGTACCTTAAGTGGGTAACAGCGAAATTTTTCGCTGAATGTCTACTTCAGGGTGAACTTCCCCCATGCCCTCCTCAATTCTCCGACCTAGTCGGTAGAATTTCAACCCTGAGGAGGCTTTATCCGTCAAATGCTTGGGTTTCCATCTTCCGAAACAATTCCTCCAAGGAGGGAAGGAAGTGGAAATTTGCTTTTGGAAAGGACGTCTACATGACAAAGAATGCTTCTCTGCCAGTTGAGGAGAGCTTCGTGAAGTCGAGTCTTGAGAAACATCAAGAGATTCTATGTGGACAAATAACAGACAAGCTGTCTGACGAAACCTACGACGAAGTCTGCGAAGCAATCCAGCTTTGCGCGGACGAAATCTTTGGTCGAGTCAAACCAACGGACAGTTACACTTATGGAGACAAGGATGAACTTGGAAACGAGATTATTCTTGAACGACTGACCAGCAAGTGCCCATCGCGCCTTCCATCATTTGGCGCTTCCTACCACGGAAAACGTGGGGACGGTGGGGCTTGCGGAGATCTCTTACGGAATTACCACGACACCGGCTCTCTACCGGAACCTGACTCGGGTTATCTCTTTGGCTATGCCAGGAAACCCGGAACCACTGAGTTATGTGAGGTGCGAACCACACATGACCCTGAACTCTACCTCTCTGCTGAAGAAGAGTGGAGCCGTAAGGCTTACTCTCTCTCATCGGAAGGGGTTAATGCTCATGTGGTCCCCTTGGTCGAGCCCTTCAAGGTTCGAACAATTACCAAGGGTCAGGCCGAGATTTACCATCTCGCTCGTCGTTGGCAGAAGATTATTCACTCCCGGATGCGTCAGCATCCCAACTTCGCACTGATTGGTCAGCCCTGTAACGGGGCTTTCCTCAGTCAGATCTTCGGAAACAGTTCCCTCTTTGACTACGGTCGAAAGGGGTTCTTTGTTTCTGGGGACTATGAGAGTGCAACAGATCTTCTGAATCCCGCGCTTTCTGAGTTCGCTCAGGAACAGATCTCTACTAGACTAGGTATACCGATCGAGGACCAATACGTCCTCAAGCAGTGCCTGACTGGACACAACCTCCGTTACAAAAAGGACGGCCAAACTTACGAACAGACCTGGGGTCAATTGATGGGTTCTCCCACCAGTTTCCCGGTGCTCTGCCTCGTGAATATGGCTGCTACACTCGTCTCCTATAACCGTTCTTACGGTAAGGAATTCCATCTCTCAGATCTTCCGATCTGTGTCAATGGAGACGATGTCCTTTTTTGGTCTCGGGATGATAAACACTATGAGATTTGGAAACAGATCACAGGTGAATGCGGTCTCAAGTTCTCCCTCGGGAAGAACTATACATCGAGAGATTGCTGCGTAATTAATTCTGAGTTGTATCTCTACAACAAAGAAGAGAGTATGCAATATCATCGTCCCGCTCCTCTCTTTCGATTGGAGAAGGCCATCAATTCTCGACTGCTTTGTGGTGGAACTCGCTCTAAAGTGAGTTCTGGGTTTGACCCACTCAGTCTGTCGGATTGTGACGTTGAGATCTATATATCCGCCGTTGGCGGCCCGGGTGCCTTTTTGAGAAGAATCGGTTCGAAGAAGGAGGGTAACCTCTCTCTTCCCGTCGCGAAACGCGCCCTGAGGGAACTCAGGACTAAGTATCGCTTGAACGACTTCTCTGAAGACTATTCGAAGTGGTTTAACACCCTTCCTAGTCGTGCACAGGGTCTGCTGGATCAACATGACGGTGAGATAGAAAGAGATTCTGTTGTTCGTCCATCAATGAGAAAAGCCATCATCAAGATCTTCAATGATCTTCAAGTTTCCAAACTGTGGCGGTTCGCAAGAGCCGACTCGAGGGTAGTTACCAACGCGCCCTCTTACTATCTACCACAGAATTGTGCTGGTCTCGGACTGATACCAGCCGCCGATTACAAATACTCCATCAATGATCACCTGACAGCTCTAACCTTAAAGAGCCTGCCAGCAGAAGCCCATCAGTATTGTCAGGACATGACACCAAAGATGGCCTCTGTCTCCTTCATGGAGAGTGTCCGGGCAGAGATCCGAGAGTTGCAAGATACTCTCGAGATTGATAGAGCTCTGATCCCGGTCGCAGACATCGAGAGCCTGCGATTCAATGGAGAAGACGAGCAGTTTTGGGACTTAGAGTTCCTCACTGGTTTCGTCGATGAAAACAACGTTGTAATCGATGCTGAGACCCGGTCTCGAAGGGAGTACGACCTGAATAAGATCCTCTCCTCTCGGAACTGGTTCAGCAGGAAACTTTCCGTCGAACGTGCTCGTCAGGCGAGACGTATGATGAAAGACGGACTAATAAAGGACGAAAATCGTGTCCTAGATGATGGCAAACGAGGTTTGAGATTCGAGGGTGAGTGGAGCGGAAAAGGGGAGACAATCAGTCTTTTGACTGACTATCACCTTGGATCCGTGAGACCTTTACCTAAATTTGAATGAGGCAACGAATCCTAAAGGATCCTTGATCCCCAATGAGATTCTGATTGAGATTCTGATGAAATGTAAGCTTGTATGATCCCGTAGTGGGGACAGGCCGTCAGATACCAAATGTCAGATCGAGGGGTGCTTGGCTTTCCCGTTTTGCGGTTGGCTGAGATTGGGTCCCATGGAGACAGATGTCTTCC